CGCTTTTCTTTTTTATTGTTGTAGCCTTTTAGTTTTATGTATATATCGGACAATTGGTTTATTGAAATTTCCTTGTTATAAAGACCGGATAGCAAATTATATACATTATCGCAGTCCGGTGCTGTGAATGGATACTCATATCCTTCGTAAATAATAACTACATGAAACACTTTGCCGATTTCGTAAACCTTTACAGAATATTCTGATGCGTTGTATATAATCGAATTGGTGTCTGAAATATATTCGACTCCTGTCATGGAGCTTTGATGCAACCTGTTATATATATCGTATGTTGTTTTCATAATATCACCTGTTCCTCAAAAATGACAATGTCATTATACCACACAGCAACTGTAGAAGTCAACCAAGAAAGGAGTGATTTCCGATGTTCTACACTTTAATCCTCGAAAACGAAGCAGGTCAAAAAATCGACCTGTTCAAAACTGCAAACCGATATATGTTCTCCAAAATAAAAGGACTTGATCCGCCGACAGGAACAGTCAGCACTTCAAATTATGCAGGAATGAACGGCAGTTACCTCAACAATGCTTTCATCGAAAAGCGAAATGTAGTCATTCCCTTTGAAATGCGTGGCTTTGATGTGGAACTCCGCAGGCATGAACTTTACAGAGTGGTTAAGCCGTCACGATATATCAAAATTTACTACTCCACAAAAAATACCTCTGTGTATGCAGAAGGCATCGTGGAAACCTGCGAGGTGGAGAACTTTGAAAAGCTGACCAATGGGCAGATCTCCATTCTCTGTCCCGATATTTACTGGTACTCCACTGAAACGCAGATTGCAGAATATTCCCGTGTCAAGGGTGCATTTCATTTTGTCTGTCCTGACAATGATGAACCATTTCCGATTGGTATGTACAACACGCAGGATATTATGACCATCAACAACAGCGGTGATGAGGTCGGATTCACTCTTGAAATCAGCGGTGGACCTGCGAAAAATCCGACCATTTATAACGCTCTGACGGACGAATATATGCAGATTTCAGGCGATATTCAAAAAGGCGATGTGATTACCATAACTACCAAAACAGGCAATAAAACCGTTCTTCTGGAGCGTGAGGGCGTTGTGACAAACATCATCAATCGGCTTGTTTCAGGCTCAACATGGCTAAATCTGAAAGCAGGCGAAAATAAATTCTATGTCCGTGCATCAGATGGGCTGAACAACATCAAAGTTCGCCTGATACACCGCAATGCGTACTTAGGAGTGTGAGAAATGCAGATTGAAATTTACAATATGACTGTCTTAAATGATAAACTGAATATTTCACTTGAAGCTGTCTGTGACAGCTTTTCTTCTCTTTTATGGGATATTGAATACTACAAATGTGGTGCTTTTGAAGTGTACATTGCTGCATCTCCTCGAAATATTGAGATTTTTCAGACTGGGAGAATTGTTGGCCGTGATGATGATAAGGAACATTTCGGACTGATTGAATCTGTAAAACTTGAAACTGATGCCGAAGATGGAGATTATCTCATCATCAAAGGCAGATTTCTGATGTGCTTACTTGAACGCAGAATCATCTATCCCACATTCAACTTTACAAAACTTGTTTCATATTCTCAGATTGCAATGAATGTGGTGCAGCATAATGCTTGTACATCGGGTATCAGAAAAATTCCGGGACTTGTTGTCGGCTGTTCGTCAGGTACTTGTTGGGATGCAAAAACAAAATTGCAGGTAAGCTATGATAATCTGATGGAATGGGTGTACACCATTTGTGAAAAAATCGGCGGAACTGCAAATATCAGACTTTCCAAAATAGATAATGAGCAGTATGAAATGATTTTTGAACTTTCGCAGGGTACTGACAGAAGTATTTTACAGGAAATCAATCCGCACATCATTTTCTCTGACAGATACAATAATCTGCTGTCTTTCACCTATTTTACGGATACTTCTGTTAAAAAGAATTACGCCTATGTTTTAGGAAAAGGCGAAGGTGAAAAACGCAAGAGAACCACATATTTTGAGGATTCAGAACCTTCTTCTCTCGACCGCTATGAGGTGTATGTTGATGCAAAGGAGATATCAGATGAAGAACAGGTTGACAATGAAACAAAACCATTATCTGAGGAAGAATATGCGGAACTTCTGAAAGAGAAAGGTAAACAAAATATTGTTCCTATAACAATGAAATCAGAATCACAGATTGCAGTACAGTCCACACAGTTTCAATACGGTGTGGACTATTTTGTTGGGGATTTTGTTACAGTTGAACACCACAGGTTTGGAATCAGACAGAATAAAATACAGCTTGTCGGAATGATTGAGAGTTTTGACCGCAACGGCAGAAATTTAACACCGACATTCAAGGAGGAATGATTTATGGCATTTTCATTCGGATTTTTCAATTCAAAGAATCTTGACAGAATGTATACTGCGGAGAATTTCAATGACTATCTCGGCAGTATTATCTGTGACGGGATTCAGGACAATTTCGGGCAGTGTTTCAAGCTGTCTGCAAGCAAATTGAAACTGACAATCGGCAGCGGAAAGGCTTGGATTCAGGGGCATTACTTTATTTCTGATACTGCATATACCTATGACTTATCCCGCTATGTAGACGAATCCCTGCCGAGATATATGGCGGTTGGAATTTGTTGCAACACTTCTGAAAACGCCCGTAATGTCAGCTTTGAAATTCTCGCCGGAACACCTGCTACAAATCCTGCAATACCGAGATTTCAGAACACAGATTACAAGAAATATCTCACCCTTTGCATCATCAGACTTGATGCAGGCACATCGGAACTCAGCATTACAGATTATCGTGAAAATTCAAACTATTGCGGATATGTTCGCTGTATTCTCGGCAAATGCAAAGTCACAGATATGCTTTCACAGCTTTCTGAAATTCAGACGCAGATAAAAGATTACAACATCACAGTCGGTCAACTGACAACAAAGATAAACGAATTAACGTTGAAAATTGACGAGATGACAGGCGATGTGGTTTCTATCGGAAAATGCGGTCAAAGCGTGGATTTTGTACTTTATTCAGACGGCAGACTGCTCCTCAAAGGTACTGGGGCAACATTCGATTATTCTACTGACGGCAATCCGTCACCATTGCAAAATAATGCAAATATCAAGTCGGTTATTGTTTCAGAGGGTGTGACCGGCATTGGAGAACGGCTTTTTCAGTATTGTGATAACTTAAAAACAGTATCACTTCCGACAACGCTTACAGCAATCAAAAAAGCTGCATTTCTGCCGCATATTGACGGTTACATTTATCATCAGACTCTAAATGGTTTGACAGAATTGAAGATTCCGGAACGTGTTACGGAACTTGGCATGAATGCATTTGCAGGAACGGCAATAAAATCTGTAACTGTTCCATCCTCTGTTACAACTATTGGTGCAATGGCGTTCAGCGAGTGTCAGTATCTTGAAACTGTGAGATATGGCGGCAAAGTCATTAGTGACAGAATGTTTGTACGATGCACAAAACTGAAAAACCTCACGCTTACCCGAAATGTCAAGGAAATTGTGGGCGGCTGTTTCAACTACTGTGAATCTTTGAATACGATTACTTATGAAGGTTCTCTTACCGACTGGAACGCTGTGAAGAAAAATACAAACTGGGACAGCCGTGCAGTTGATATCGAATCTCCGCTTAAAAAAATCCAATGTCTTGACGGATATATGGAATATGTTGCAAACACAAAAACTTGGAAAGAAGTGAAGTCATGATAAAATTTCTTGTAAAAGGACAGAACATCGAAACTTTGGAGCATGAAGTCATTGCTGCTGACCAGATCGCTTTTGTAAAGATACATTTTGTGTTCGATAATAACTGGAAACCACTGCATAAGGTGGTGCAGTTCACGCAGGACGAAATAACCTATAACAGGGTTCTCGGAACAGAAAATACAAGTTGTTTTTTGCCTGCTGAACTAACTGCAGGGACTGTGAAAATGTCATTGTTTGGTTATGATGCAGAAGCAACTAAAACAGTCAGAGCAACAACGATTGTAAAAACTTTGCACATCAGACAATCGGGATTTGAGGGCGAAAACAGTAATGTTCCGCCTACTCCTGATTTATATCAGCAGCTTTTGCAGAAGATACAGTCTGCATCTAAAGGAACTGACGGCAAATCAGCATTTGAAATTGCTGTAGAACATGGATTTGTTGGAACAGAGGCTGAATGGCTTGAAAGCCTGAAAGGTGTTGATGGCAAGGATGGAGTAAATGGCAAAGACGGATGTGACGGTAGAAATGGCGTTGATGGTTTACCGGGTAAAGATGGAAAGGATGGTGCAGACGGAGTCCCCGGTCATAATGGTGCCGATGGGAAGAATGGGGGTGACGGAATCAATGGTTCTGATGGAAAATCCGCCTATATTATTGCCGTAGAACATGGTTTCACAGGTACAGAAACTGAATGGCTGCAAAGCCTGAAAGGTGCTGACGGCAGGGACGGCATTATTCCTGATATGTCAAACTATGCAACAAAAGCTGATATTGCAGAATTACAGGAGCAAATCAGGCAAATATCCGGTATCAGCTATATCTCTGTATTTGAAAGCGGTTCTGATGCCTTGCAGAAATACGGTGACAGCATCTACACTTATTACAACGATGGCTACCGTTCTCTTGCTGGATTTGCAGAAAGTTATCCTCACTTTTGTTCTGCTGAAAACAACTATGCTCTGTATTTCAATCAGAACGATTTCAGCTGGGCAGGAACTGTGTTTGTGATGTTTCTGACACCTGTTGCAATTACTTCAAAAATGAAACTGATTTTAAGCTATCTGGTCGGTGCATCACAGGACACTGAATTTTATCTTGTAAAAAAGACAGATAAAACAGGCTCTGAACTTGCTCAGTATATTTACGAGGAAATCAAATCAGAAAATGCTTCGAAATTATCATTCAAATGGCTTTATTCCGATACTTTCATTTCTGTGATGCAGTCGTTGGAAAACGTATTGGATGGAGAATACTACCTTGCTTTCAAAGGCACATCGGATAATTCACATCCGATGGTGAAGTCTATTAAATTTATGAAGGAGTGATTTTATGAAAGATACCATTTGCCTGATTGCAGGCATTGTCGGCGGATTTATCGCAACGCTTCTCGGTGGCTGGGATTCTGCTCTTGCAACTCTTATAGTATTCATGGGCATTGATTTTGTGACAGGTATCGTGACTGCGGCAATGGGCAAATCCAAACACAGCGAAAGCGGCACACTCAACAGCACAGCAGGCTGGGTTGGTCTTGCGAAAAAGTTTTGTATTCTGCTTATGGTAGTGGTCGGCGTGAGAATCGATATTCTCATTGGCACAAACTACATCAGAGATGCAGTCTGCATCAGCTTTTGCCTGAACGAACTGCTTTCCATTATCGAGAATACAACACTTATGGGAATCCCTTTCCCGCCTGCATTCAAAAAAGCAATTGATGTTCTGCAAACCAAGGTAGGCAGAACCGAAGATGAAAAGGAGGACAAATAAATGGCTATTTTAAGACCTGATACATCAACTACTCTGAACGGAGTGAAAATCAACGAGTATTTACTCACAAAACATAACCCCAATAGAATCGATATGCCCTCTGTTTCAATGGAGGGCAAAGTTATCGGCGTAACAGTCCACAATACCGACTGGATTTCTGTGGCAAGCGGAACAACCCCTGCGGAGCAGTATACAAGAGCAACCGTCAATGGAAATATGAAAGATGTCAGAGTGCATTATTACGTTGACAATACTTGTGCATGGCAGAATCTGCCTCTATCCTTAAGTGGCTGGCACGCCGCTGACGGAAGCGGTAACGGCAATCGCAGAACAATTGCGATCGAGTGCATTATGTCATCTGCGTATAACGACAGAGATAAGAAATCCGAGGACAACTGTGCAAGACTTGCCGCAGCACTTCTAAAGAAATACAATCTTGACATCAATCACCTTTATACCCACACGCATTGGTTAAATGTCCGTGACGGAAAGTCCGGCAGCGTAGACTACCTTAATACTGCAAGAAATCCCTACAAGATGTGTCCCGCATACATTCTGCCTCATTGGGCAGCTTTCAAAGCTAAGGTGCAGTCTTATCTCAATTCGGGTTCTACACCGACAACCCCTGCACCTGCAAAACAGCTTTATCGAGTAAGAAAGTCATGGACTGATGCTAAGTCGCAGATTGGTGCTTTCTCTTCTCTTGAAAACGCAAAGAAAGCCTGCAAGGCGGGATATGCTGTTTTTGACAGTAATGGCAAGCAGGTGTATCCTGCAAAGAAGTCCGTTGATGAGGTTGCCCGTGAAGTCATTCAGGGTAAATGGGGTAATGGTGCGGAACGTAAGAAACGTCTTACCGAGGCAGGTTATGACTACAATGAAGTGCAGAAGTGTGTCAATGCTCTCATGAAATAAAATATCTCTTGATTCAAAGAAAGCCATTGTATCCTTGACGAATTGTCCCGGATGCAATGGCTTTTTTATTTTTCACAAAAGGGTACGAATTCAACGCATTTATTTAGACTATATGGTTGAGGTGAAATGATCATGAATATCAGACAAAAAGCTCAGATAGAAACAATGAAAAAGCAAGGATGTACAATCCGGAAAATCAGTAATGAATTAAATGTGCCTGTCGGAACAATCAAATCGTACTTATCACGCAGGAAATCTTTTCGACAATGTGAGTGCTGTGGAAAATCACTTTCCATTACAAGTGCTCATATAAAACGTTTTTGCAGTGACAAATGCCGCATGAAATGGTGGCGTGAAAACAAAGAAGTTTCACTGAAAATGACAAAAAAAGTTTGCCCTGTTTGTAATCAGATATTTCTTTCTTATCCGAGCAAGCAACAAGTTTATTGTTCCAGACAATGTTCCGGAAAGGCAAGGTGGAAAAATGAATCGTAATATCATCATCTATCAGGTTATGGTTGAAATTATCAAAACTTGGCTTCGTTCAGGAAAGATCTCAAGAAAAGATTATGCGGAAATGAACACAAAAATGGCTGAAAAATACGGCATATCTTTGTCGGGTATATTCGTTGATAAATCTGAAAATCCATGCTAATATGGTATCTGAAAGGAGGAGGTTTACATGGAACGTTTGATACAAAAAATAGAACCTTCTGTTGATATTTCACATAAATTACGAAACGTTGCCGCTTATGCACGAGTATCAAGTGGTAAAGACGCCATGCTGCATTCCCTTTCTGCTCAGGTAGGATATTATTCCGAACTGATTCAAAGTAATCCGGAATGGAGATTCTGCGGCGTATTTGCAGATGAAGCAATTACAGGAACGAAAGAGTCAAGACCTGAATTTCAAAAAATGCTTGCTGAATGCAGAAAAGGTAAAATAGATCTTATCATTACAAAGTCTATCAGTCGATTTGCAAGAAATACCATAACCGTTCTCGAAACTGTAAGAGAATTAAAAATGTTAGGGATTGATGTTTATTTTCAGGAGCAAAATATTCACAGCATTTCAGCTGATGGCGAACTGATGCTTTCCATTTTATCTTCCTATGCACAAGAAGAAAGTTTTTCTGCCAGTGAAAATCAAAAATGGAGAATCAGAAAAGATTTTGAACAAGGCAAAATCTGCAATATACGAATGTTAGGTTATCGCAGAACGACAAATGGCAGTCTGGAAATAGTGGAATCAGAAGCTGAAATCGTCCGATTTATTTTTTTAAACTATCTAAGTGGAAACGGAAAACTATTGATTTCCAATAAGCTGAATGAAATGGGAATTGCTACGATCAACGGCTGTGAGTGGACTACTGCAGATATCCATAGGATTTTGCAGAATGAAAAATATGCCGGAAATATGCTTTTACAGAAACGCTTTCGGGAAAATCATTTGACAAAGAGAATGATAAGAAATGACGGTCAGCTGCCAAAGTATTTTGTAGAAGAAAGTCATCTAGCAATCATAGAAAAAAGTATTTTTGATGCTGTTCAAAAGAAACTGGAAGAACAGCATCAGCGATTTTCCACTTCAAAATCTGTTGTCTCATATCCGTTTACAGGAAAAATACAATGCACCTGTTGTGGAAAAAACTATCGGCATAAAATAACTGCAACTGGTAATGTTTGGATCTGTGCAACTTACAATACAAGAGGCAAAAAATATTGTCCCACAGCAAAACAAATTCCTGAAAGTACGCTGATCTCTGTTTGCTGTGAGATACTGAGCATTACTGAATTTGATGCAAATATTTTTGAAAATCAGGTTGAAAAAATTCTTGTTCCCGCACCAAACAAATTGATTTTTCAATTAACAAACGGGAAATGCATAAATACCACATGGAAAGACCGTTCCCGTTCTGAAAGCTGGACAGAGGAAAAACGGGCTGCCGCTGCTGAATCATCAAAAACAAGGAGATGGAAAAAATGCCAAAAGTAACAAAAATTCCGCCAAGATTAAATCCTGCCACTTTTGCACCTTTGGAGAGTGTTGAAAAACGAAAAGTTGCAGGATATGCAAGAGTTTCAACTGATTCAGAAGAACAAAAAACTTCCTATACTGCTCAAGTGGATTACTATACGAAATTCATTAAAGAACGGATCGATTGGGAATTTGTCGGAGTTTATACAGACGAAGGCATCAGTGCAACAAACACCAGGCACAGAGAAGGATTCAACAGAATGATTGCAGATGCTCTTAACGGCAAAATTGATCTGATCGTAACAAAAAGTGTCAGCAGATTTGCCAGAAATACTGTAGATTCTCTTACAACGATTCGCAAACTGAAAGAAAAAGGCGTTGAAGTATTTTTCCAAAAAGAGAATATTTACACGCTGGACTCCAAAGGAGAATTACTGCTTACTATTATGTCAAGTTTATCTCAGGAAGAAAGTCGGTCTATTTCAGAAAATGTTACCTGGGGTCAGCGAAAGCGTATGGCTGACGGCAAAGTATCTCTTCCTTATTCGCATTTTCTTGGCTATCGAAAAGGAAAAGACGGTATTCCTGAAATTGTTCCTGAAGAAGCTGAAATTGTGCGATATATCTACCGTTCTTTTATGGAAGGAAAAACACCAAACCATATTGCAGAATGTCTGACATTCAAACATGTACCAACTCCGGCAGGAAAAGAGATATGGTCACCATCCACTATAGAAAGCATTCTGACAAATGAAAAATATCGTGGTTCAGCATTGTTACAAAAAAGCTTTACCGTTGATTTTCTAAGTAAGAAAAAGAAAATCAACGAAGGCGAACTGATGCAATACTATATTCCCGAATCACATGAAGCAATTATTCCACCGGATGAATTTGAACTTGTTCAGGCAGAATATACACGCAGAAAAAGAATTGGAAGAGCCTACAACAGCAAAAGCATTTTCTCTGCCAAACTGGTATGTGAATGCTGTGGCGGATATTTTGGTTCAAAAATATGGCATTCGACAAGTAAATACCGCAGAACAGTATGGCAATGCAACGGAAAGTTTAAAAATGGTAAAAAGTGTATGACTCCGCATTTATATGAATCACACATCAAAGAAAAATTTTTAACTGCAATGAATCAGGTTCTTGCAAACAAAACTGAAATCATTGAAAACTGCTTGTTGTTTAAAGAAACATTTTCCAACACAGCTATGATTGAAGAGAAAATCGAAAATATTCAAAAGCAAATGGAACAGCTGACAAAACAAATCAGAATGCTGATCCAAAAACAAAGCATAACGCCAATAAAAAGTGAAGATTACTACAGACAATATGATGGGCTTGTTATATCGTTTGGAAAACTAAAATTCAAACAAGATACTCTTATTCAAAAACAGGATGAAATGGAAAACAAACTGAAATTCATCATGGATTATATAGAATTTCTAAAATCACAGGAAAATCTGATCATCGAATTTTCCGAAACACTTTGGTTCAGAGCAGTTGATCAGGTAACCGTCTGCACAGATGGCAAAATGATCTTTGCTTTTAAAGATGGTTCAAAAATCAAGGTTTAATGCATATAAATTTGAAAGTCTGCTGTCGGGTATATTCCGATTGGCAGACTTTTTTCTGTAAAGAAACGCTTTTTTGACCAAAGAAACGGCAAATCTAAAAAAATGCAACCATAGCAAAAAAATGCAACCTTTTGACATCCGTTTCGTTGCTCTCACTCATTCGTTTCTTTGCTTATTTTCTGCTCTCCAAAGAAACGGAAATCCATTTTTCAGATGCTTCTTTTCATAGCAAAAAGTACGTATTTTCGGAATTTTATGGGTATAAAAAAACGGAACGACTTTTGTATCAATCGTTCCGTTGAGATTTGCCAAAGAACGCTTATTTTGATACAATTTAGGGTGCGTTTTCTTTTGGTTAGTACGTTTTCTTTTGGTCATAGAATTTTTCTATTATTGTTTTCAGTTTAACTGTTAACTTTTTTTGATTAAAGCCAAGAGAAGCTCGTATATAGCTTTCACACATAATGCAGAAAGCTATATTTTTATAATTACGCATCCAGCAAAAGTGCTGCTCTTTTACGAACTTGATTCTGAATTAACTTTAGTCTCTTTACCGGAAGATTGTACGTTGAATGTGCCTTGAATTCAAATGTAAGCAGATGCCGCAAACCTGCCTTGTGCCGATTAGTCAGAACGGCTTTTGCTTCTGCAATATAATCATCATAAACACAAGGCAGCAAAGTATCCACATATTCCTGAAAACTTTCTTCAGACTCCAATGCATCACGGCCTGCAAAATTGAATAGTGAATTTCCATGGTCGAACAATGGCGCAGGAGCAACAATCTTATTTGTATCACTATCTACCATAACGCCTAAATTTCCAAAATGACGATCTGAGTTACAAATAATTGCATCCAGAACAATCATATCATTTAATGCGTCAACAAACTCCTGTCCGAGACTTTCATAGTATGCACGGACAGCAGCTATGCCACCTCGTGTTACAATTCTTCCAATTGGAATGAAGGAAAGTTCCTTGCTTGTGAAGAGTTCACAGGTGGAGCAAAGTTCACCCTTCCATTTTGACAATCCGTATGGAATCGCATTGATCCCCAACTTCTCTGCAATCTGCGCTGCATAAAATTCAGAGTATGGTTCATTACCGGCGTTGGATGCACCTTTAGTTCCGCCTTTATAAAGCATGATCTTTCCTGATATTCTTCGCCAGCACTTTGGCAGCATTCCATTTGTAGTAAATTCCGGACAGGACGCCAAAGAGGTTCTGATAGAACTGCCGTAGCCTGTGAAAGCAATAAGTGCCAGAATGCGGCTGAAATTATTTTCATAAAGATTGTATTTATCATATAAACCATCAAATCCGTCCTCTACAATCCAGTAACAGTCATTTACAGACAGTCCTTTTGAAAGCTTAATGATGTTCATTGGACGATTTATGTTCATACCACATTTGCTAAGAAATGAATGTACATAAGCTCTGTTCTTTGGTATAGTGCCTAGAATCAATCCCTTCAAGATAAAAGATAGTCCATCCTTCGATCAGTTGATTGGCTAAACCGAGCGCAATAGTAGATTTGCCGCTTCCTACATCGCCATACAATGTGATACCTTTATTTTTGTCGTCAAAAATTAGTTTATTGTAAAGTTTGTCTACTAATTCCTGTTCAAATTCAGCTAAAGACATATATTCACCTCAGAATCAACCTTATATAATATTGAAACATCCTTTGCGGATAACCTCATATAATTTATAGTTATCCTGTGTTGAGCTATAATAATATTATACACTATTCTCCGATAAAAATCAACACTTTTTCCAATCATCTCATCACTACTCGACAAAAAGTTGATCATAGTATATAATAAGATTATCCCAAATAAAGGAGTAACTACAATGTTAAACTTAACTTTACAAATTCAACTATTTCTTAACTACTGCAAGTCAAGAAAAGCTTTAAATGATAAAACCATCAAAGCCTACACAATTGATCTTAGGCAATTTGCTGAGTGTACAAACAATACGTTTTCCAAAGAAATCATTTGCCATTATATTGACACTCTGCATAAACAATTCAAACCTAAGACAGTTAAGCGAAAAATTGCTTCTGTGAAAGCCTTTACCCACTATCTTTTGATTGAAGATGTGATTGAAATCAATCCATTCAATAAAATTGATATTTCCTTTAAGGAACCATCCATACTCCCTAAAACAATTCCACTTAATGTAATTAACAGTATACTTGCCCACGCTTATAATTCTCTTTCTCAAGCTGAAACAGACTACCAAAAACGCAGTACTACTCGTGACATTGCAGTTCTTGAAATTCTTTTTGCAACGGGAGCTAGAGTATCTGAAATTTGCAATCTTACACCTTCATCCGTAGATTTGACCAACCATACAGTCAAAATTTTCGGTAAAGGCTCTAAAGAACGCATGATTCAGATTGAAAATCCAGATGTTTTAAAGGCACTTCAAGAGTATTATACGCTGTTTCAAGAAGATATAAAATCATGTGGTTTTTTCTTTGTCAACAAACTTCATAATCGTTTGATGGAACAATCTGTACGTGAAATCATTTGTAAATATACTGCTATGACCGAATATGACATACATATCACTCCACATATGTTCCGGCACTCATTCGCCACCTTACTACTTGAAGAAGATGTTGACATTCGCTATATACAAAAACTTTTAGGTCATAGTTCTATAACCACTACTCAAATATATACCTATGTTGCTATGTCTAAACAAAAAGAAATTCTATCTGTCAAACATCCAAGAAACAAGATAAAAGTTAAAATTGAATAGTATACAAATTATCTATTATAAAGAATATTTGCCTAAAATCAAAGCTTTAAATGTCTCTTAATATAATCATTTTCGACACTAAAAA